GCAGCGCATTAACAAGTTCCTCTTGGGATACTCGCGATTGATAACTGTCAGTCGCCCGAAGACCTTGCCAAGCTCATCCTTGACCTCGGTGCCAGCCATAGATCACCTGTGATAAACTCGAACGTCGTTACGGTAGATGCGCAACGCACGTTCACCCTGCTCTGGCGTCATCAGTTTTTGCGCTGGCACAAAGTAAACCTTCCCATACGGCAGGCTGATGATCCGGTTGTCCTGCCTACTTTGCATATACAGGCGGCGCCGCTCGTCCCTAGTCTGATCGTGCGGCCTCATCTGCGCTTCTCCCATTCCACCAGCATTGCGTCTGCATAAGTCCACGCAGCCAGTGCGATCTTCGACGGTGTACCCGGACTGTGTGCAAGCAGCCCTGCAAAGGCAGCAAGTGCATATGCCTCCAGAGCATCGCGCCGATCTAGTCTGTCTGTGATTTTCGTAAACGGTGTTGTGGTCCCCATCTCGTTCTCCTATTCGTATCGCTTCATCAGTTGTTGTGCTTCAAATCCGCAATATATTTCAGCAGCCGCGCTTTCAGGTTTGCAGGTTTCTTCGCAGTCGCAGGCATATTTGCGCAGTGCATTCCGAAACCCTGTGATCGTCTTCGAATGCCGCAATCCTTCCCGGTACCGATCATCGCGTGCAGTCGCCAGTTCGCATTCAAACCTGATAGCCCTGTTGGTCAGGTCTTTGATGCAGTTGAACATGCTCAACACGGTGTCGCGGTCGATGGTCATCTTGTCGTTGTTGCCGTACAGGTTGTCCCGCAAGATTTGCAAAACTTGTGCGCTGTTCAGCTCCATCACACTTCCTCCGGTTCGTCTGGTGCGTTCTGCTTGTTTGCCCAGTTGTTTGACTCGCCCACCTGCTCAGTTATCAACCGCTCCATCTCGACACGTTCAATCTGTCTGACGACCAGCGTCGCATAACCTGAAATGTCTGCCCAATGATCCTTATCAAAGCAGTTGCCAGACAGGATGCGGGCGATCTTCATGGCCATCTGCTCCAGTGATTCAGCCATATAATAATCAAGGTCTTCAAACGCCCGTGTGCTTTTCATCATGTGCTTCAGGTTTTGCGACATCTTGGCCACATGCTCAAAGTCGCCATGTGTGCGCGCACGTTCAGTTAATACGTTTTGTATGTTTTCCATTATTTTGCTCTCCATTTGCGAATGCCGTGAAGGACTGAGGTGTGATGCCGTTCAAACAGGTTTCCAATTTGCGTTAATGACCAGCCACGATCATTAAGAAAAACGTAGATTTCTGAACGTATGTGAACCTTGAACAGTCTCCGATCTCTGGCAACAAGATCGCCCCAAACCATCTTTTCCCTGACAAGCACATTGCGCACAAACCGCTTTGCCTCATCCGACATCGAAGGTATGCCGTAGTTTATTGGCGGCTTTGGTGGGGCAGGCGGCGGTGGCACAGAAGGCTTTGCCGAAGCTATCCTGCGTGCGGCAGCCTTGTAGTGTTCTGTGAAATCTTGATAGACGCTCAATGGTGCATCTCCATCAATATGCGCTTTGCACCGCCTAGCGTCTTGGCATAGGCAAGCTGGCCGTGGACAGTAGCCGCACGGAACATTCGCGAGTTATCTGTGTTGAGACGGCAGCGGTTGACGTGTCCAATGACCTTATCAAAATAGGTCAGTGTGTATGTCTTATCTTCGTTCTTGATGATCTTTATCACGGGCTCTCCTCCGCAAATCAGTTGGCGAAGGAAATATGCCCGCTTTCTATAAAGAGCGCAAGCGTCTTTTACAGAAAGCGGGAATTATTTTATTCTCTTCTCTTGCGCTCTCCGAGAAGCCCCTCTTGAGCCGCGCCCCTTAGTGCAGCAAGCGACCCTTGGGCTGCGCCTGATGTTGAAGTAAAGATTGGCGGGCGGCTTGATGCAAGGGCTTGGTTTCTCAAATACGCTTGAGTAGCCGGGTTAAGGAGGGCCGCAGAGTATGCTGCGTTTAATGGGAAAGCCAACGGGTTAGACAGCACACTTCTAGCAAGCGTCCTTGGTTCCGTCCCGGACTGAGGGGGTGGCGTATAAAACTCCTTACCAATCCTTGATAAATCATTAAGGTCGCCGTAACCTTGACGATAAAGAGTTGGAGCTTGCCCTTCGACAACCTGCCGCAGTCTTGGGCCGCTGATGACGCCAGACGTTCCTCCAGCACCTCCAGCTGCTGTTTCTATTGTTTTGGCTAATGCGTAATCTCTCCTAGCCTGATCTAAATCTTCTCTTTTTGTCTTACTGGTCGCGCTTTCAAAGGCGTCATCAAGTGATTTACGCAAGCCTCTTAGAGCTTCTCCATAATCGCGATCTGCGGCAACGGTGCTCTTGCTGTACCGAGAAGCCTGATCGTTTATTTGCCTGCGGATTTCTTGATACTGAGTACCACTCATGCTGCCGCCGTACCCGGCAATTTCTTGCACCCAATTTGTAAATGCCTGTCTCTGAGTTGTTTCAGGTTTTTTGAAATAATCCTGCACAACCGCAGTTAGTGACTTCCCAAATTCAGGCGTATTGGTTGGGATGACTGCCGTGTTTTCCGCGATCTCTCTAATACGGGAACCCGCAACATCTCTAGCTGCCGTAGTTGCCTCCGGCGTTGCTAATTCTCCGGGTATGTTTGCTTTACGCATCACAGCAGACTGAAATGCTTTTGCTTGCTCTTGCGGTGAAGCCCGCATCTGTATCGAGCCGGGCATTTCACTTGCAACCGACTCCATTGATTTAAGGATCGGTATATTTAGAGATTGCCCAGCAGACGGCTGTAATCCGTATTCAGATTTAGCAACATTAAGTAGACGAGCTTGTTCTGGGTTCAGATTTGACGTGAAAGGCGTGATTACCCGCGAGCTTCCAGCTGCTGCAAGTGTTGGCAAAACCCCGCCCGCAAGGCCCGCCGTGATGTTCTGAAACGGGGTGCCACCTCTCTCAGCAGAATACTGCGCAGCCGCACCACCAGTAAGCCCCCCAGCCGTTGTTAAAGCAGGAGCGGCAGAAGCCGAAGTAGCATATTGCCGACCTGCTTCAACGGCTCTTTGTTGCATTTGTGGGATAGCCGGAGAAGGTGCCAGCATTGCTTGGGAACCAGCAACAGCGGGTGCAAATCTGCGCGCTAAAGACGCAAGCCCTGAGCCTGTAAGAGCGCCAAGTCCAGTTTCAACGCCAGTCGTTAATATTCTTTCGCCCGGCGTCTTTGGACCTTCCATTGGAATATTTTCAGCAAGGCGTTTACCGGCCTCCCCAAGCGCAGTTATGTTCCTGAACGGTTGCGTGTACGGGACTTGTTCAGCACCAAATGCGGGCGCCCCAATATTGTATGCCCTCTTAGCCATATTAACTAAGGACTCATAAGCGTCGGCAGTTAAAGCTGGCAGCCCCAACACTGCCGTAGGTGCGCCTGAAACGACCGCACGCCCCGCAACTGCCGCCTGCCTAGAAATATCAGTTGGTTCAGACTTTGGCTTCATTGCAGATAAGTCGCGCAACAATCTTTTACTAAGCTCATCGTCTTTCGGCTCTTCTTTTACGCGCGGAGGCTTAGACGTAGACATGGATGCTGCGTCACGCTCTAACCTTTTTCTAAGTTCGTCTTGCGAGCTAATCTCATCAGCCATTTAATCATCCTCGCGCTTGATTACGAATGTCTTCGCTTCTGGAGAATAATACATAGTCCCCTTTTTCAAGCTCTTATACTGGTCGAGGGACGAAACGGTCTGTATCGGTTTCGGAACGTTTTTATCGGCAAACTCATCAAACCCGCTCAAGCTGCCCTTGTTGTCTCTATAATATTTATCCATAGCGCGAGCATATGCTTTTTCGTAATCTATGTTCTGCTTCAGGTAGCTGGTGATTAGCAAGTTACCCTCTTTTGTCTTAGCTAATTGAGGGGCGGCCTGCTGGAAAATCTGGTCTTCATAATTTGATGTTGAACCAGACCCTTGTTCTCTCATTTTAGGAACAATCGCGTTAGTAACAGAGTTAAATAACTCCTCACCTGCAAGCTTGTTTGCTGCATCTTCTGGTAGAACGCCAATGCCCGCCGCCAGTTTTCTTATTCCAAGTGTTGCGCTAGTTAATATGCCTGTATCCAAGCCCCCTTCCAGAAGTTGCCGTTGGGCAACATCAAGAAGCGACGAGGTTGCGTTCATAGTTTTTACTGCCTTCTGCGTATCTTTGATGCGGGCAACATCTATTTCTCCGCCACCCTTTTCCCCAGAAGGAAGGTTAACAGTAACGCCGCTGCCGCCGATGCGCTTTACCTCCCCAGTTAGCAGGTTCCTTTGCTGCGTCAGGGGTATCCCGGTGACAGGATCAACAACAGGCTTCCCCGTCTGATCTACTACCGGCTCATCCAAGAACATCTTCTGCGGCTTAATCTGCGTCTTAATCCATTCGGTTGGATTGCCGAGAGCGGCAGCTTTCTGCTCCGGCGTAAGGTTAGCAGCTTCTATGGCTGAGACAGCCGCGTTGTACTGCCCAACTTCTCTTTGCTTTTCAGCAAGGGCAGCTTGCGTCAACGCCACCTGATTAGGATCACGGGTCGCTTGAGCCTGTATAATGGAGCTCAGTCCTTTAGGACCAATTACATTGTACTGCTCAAGGCTAGAGCCAAGTTTCTCTAGGTTCCCCGGCGTTCTTGCCCAAGCGTCCATAGCCTTGGCTTGCTCCATCTCACGCATCTGCGCCTGCATCTGTGCGCTCATCAACGCACCCTGCCGAGCCTTGTAGATGTCGTTCTGAGCGCCGCTGCCGATGCCACCAAGCTGGGCAAGATACTGGGCGCGCTGTGATGGAGACTGCTTCTGCCCTGCGGCAAGGAGCGTCGATCCAAGTTGGCCTAATGTTGAGATCAGCATACGGCGCTCTTCATCAGGCGTGAAGCCGGAAGACGAGGGGCCACCAGATTGACCGCCACCAAGCAGACCTGCAAGACCAGAGCCTACGCCCTGTGCCGCATCACCAATGCCGCCGAGCAGACCACCGAGAAAACCTTCAGCCATTTTCAGCCTCCCAGAAGCCCTTTGATATAATAATCATTATACGGGTTGCCTTCTTCATCGCGATAGGTTCGAGCCTTTAACTTGCTCAAGTCGCCACCTGCGAATTGGTCAGCATATTGTTGCGGTTCACCCATATTAGCATACTGGTTCAGGAACTTAATCACATTCATGTTTGCCGGACCTTGCATGGGAGCTGGTGGTCCTTGCATAGGTGCAGGCTGTGCTTGCATAGGTGCGGGGGGCATCTGCAACTGCGGAGGGGTCTGTCCTCCACGCTGCACGGGTGTCTGACCCATACCTCTCGGGTCTTGGACAGCAGACATGACGGTAGCGAGCAGTTCGCGGATCATCCGTTCCTGTTCTTTTTGACTCATTCCCGCCATGTCACTTATCCTTAGTTGCGAAGTGCGACCGCTTCGTCGGAATGGTAGATGCCTTCACGGATCGCTTCTACAGACTGCCCGCCATCCTTGACGCCGATCCAGTAGTACATGCCGGTCAAGTCAGGCTTACGGTTCAGGCATTCCTGATAGATATTGGCGATCCACTCGGGCGCATTATCAACATTATATACCATTTTGCTCTCCTCATCATCCGCAGGTTTGCGGAATTTCATGTGGCTCATTCATTGTAGTTGGTCACAGCCGCAGCATTCTTCGCAGCTTGGTTTTCAGCGTAGAGTAGCCCTTCTTTCGTTCCGGCCATTCCAGCATAAATGTCAGCTATCGGTGTTCCTGATGCAAGCAACCCCTGCCAATACTGCGCACCCGGCATATCTATATCGCCCCCCGCTCTGCCAATTTGCGTGTACCCTTGGATAATCCGAGGATCAATCCCGCCAGCGGCAAGGTTGCCGGTCCCACCAGTCGTTACACCTGCTGTCGTGGTCCCAAGCCCACTATTCGTGGATACCTGATTGGCTGTGTTGAACTTCTGTAGATCGCTAACCTCGATGCCGTCCTTCTTATTCTGCGCGTCGATAGCAGTCTGCAACCACGACGGGATGGTTGTCTGGCTGATGTCTAGGCGAGGACGGGGTGAAAGTGTCTGCTGATACGTCGACGGAATGTTTGCCGGGTTGAACGGCTGGATCATACCGGGCAACGCAGCCTGATACTGCATTTGCTGCTGGAACGGCGTCATCGCTGCTGCGGCTGGATTGCTGCCAAGGAAACCCTGCAACGATGGTGGACCCATTGCCGGACCAGCCTGTGCAGCCGGTTGCGTATACTGGGCTACCTGCTGGACGTTCTGGCCAATGAGCTGCGAGCCAAAGGGAACTGTGCGAACGCCTCTTTGGAAGTTCTGCGTTGCGGGAGACTGCCCTTCTGCCGATCCGCGAAGACCAGCTTCAATGTCAGCAGCAGATCCACCTTGCGCAAAAACATTGCTCCAGTACGCCAAGCCTTCAGGGTCAGCATCGCGGCCAAATACCTTTTGGAAAAGGGCGTTAACTTGGCCAGAGTAATCTGTGGCCGACTTAGTAGCGCCGCCAGCAGTAGTGCCTCCAACTTTTGTAGTGTTATCGACCTTGGTCGTCCCCAGCAAACCTTTCGCCTCTGGTGAAGCACCGATGTCCCGCTCTGCATCTGCAAGGGTTCCCGCCCCTGACATGATCGCATTGCCGAAATACTTGATGTCATCAACCGTCGCTGGACGACCAAGCTTGTTTAGAAAAATGTTGTTAATTTGCCCGGCAAGGTTTTGGCTGTCGATGTTCGCCCCGCTCAGAAGACCACCACCGCCTGTTGCTGCTGCTGCTGTACTTGTGCCTGTTTGTCCGGTTGCCCCAGCCTGCACCTGTTGCGCTTCAGGTGACGATGCGATTGCCTGCTGTGCGTCTGCTAGTGTGCCAGCGCC